ATATTCTTCAGCATCTGAGGCAAAAAAACCTGCAAGTCTATCACCCCAACCACAACTTGTATCAAGTACAGTTTTTGCTTCTGTTATATCATAGATTGCTTTTGCAACAACAGGTTTGAATTGTGTTGCAATATAAGTACCAAGTCTAAAAGCAGAGATATAACTTTTATCATTCAACTCACCGCCCATCAATTGTTCTTTACCTTCAACCATGACCTTTTGAACACCATTGATGCCTCGCCAGATAGGACCAAAACATTTCCATATGTCGTATGCAGTACCATTTTCCCACACTTCTTTAGGTGCTCGAAAACCATAACTGCCACACTCTAATCTTAGGTCTTGCATGAAATAATTTGATACATCATTGAAGGTACTAGCACCATTAATTAGGCCAAGTCCATAATCTTCGTAACTATATTTGTAATCATCATATTTTTCAAATACAGTTTTTTCTACTTGTTCATTCGGAATACAAATGGTGCTAGTATCAAACTTTTGTAAAGAATGAAACGATTCTCTCATTCTATCTTTAGTGATTTCTTTTAGTGGGAATACAGGTCTTTCTGTTGCAATATAGTCAGCAAGAGTTGTTCGCATCTTCTCTTTGCCATACTCTGCGTTATACCTTTCAAAGGTCTTATTATCGAGTATTGGCAACTTATCTTCTTTAGCCGCATCCTTGAAACGGCTATATAGTTCTTTATCTCTTATGTAGTGTGTAAATGCATTTTCTTTCATTCTCTATTCCTCATAACAATTGACTGATACCATTTCATTAACCATATCACCTTCTGTGGGTGATGTTCGGGGTCTGGCATATTGTCTTTAAAATACTCAATAAATTTTTTTAGTTCTTCGTCTGTCATTAGAAAAAATCATCTAGTGTCGATTGTCTTTCAAAACTCCAGTCAATCGCATTAACAATAAATCGTAGTGGTTCTAAAAACGACTTATCAAACTGATTATCATAATCAATATACTTGTGCAAATCAAACTCTTTTGGAAGAACACTAATGAAAGATACTACATCTTCTCTCAACGAATTAGGTTCTTTCAATTTAATAAACTTAATCTTGTCGCCTTCTTTTACAGTTTCATACTTCTTTAACTTATGTTTATTCAACAGATTGTTATATAACAAAGCACCACGAACATGCATTGGTGTAGATTTTTGATATATTGTTGTTGACGAAGTATACTTTTTCAGATTATTGCATGAACGAGGAAACGCAATCTCATGTGGCGGCAACGACTTAAACTCTTTTCTAAAGTTTTCGATAAACTCAATCAACGAAGCTTCGTCCTGATTCATAATGATACTTAACGCCTCTTTAATCTTAACACGACATGGTGCAGGTGTAGAACTTTTGACTGCCTCGATACCCATGATTTTAAGTTTAGGTTGTTTCAGTTCAACACCTTCGTCATTGTAAACATTTAGAATATATCTTTTCTTTGCAGTCCAGATACCTTTGTTTGCAATTACTTCTCGTTTCATAATCATTTTTTGCTCATATGCATTTACATATTTAGCAAGTTTATCAAACGACTTGTCGATTTGAGGTTGTATAGTTTCTTCACAAAACTTATCCATGACTTTTACAATCTTTCTTGTGTTAGATTTATCTTTAAATATCTTGTCAACTACTTCACCTAAACGAATATAAATGGAGTCTGTATCAGAAGCAACAACATATGTTACACTCTTTGTCTTTAACAACTTGTTTAGAAACTCATTGACATCTCGTTCAATCCATCGAATCGTCAACTGACCTGCCTTGGTAATACCTTCTGCATGTCGAACATCAAAGTATCGAAAATACTGATTGCCGATTGCACCATAGGCACTATTCAATGCAATCTTTCTTGCCAACTGAATGTTGTGATTCTTGGCAATTTCAAATTCATATTTCTTATCACCAGTCTGTTGATACATCTTCTGTGCTTCAATCATTTTCTTTTTATAGATAACTCGTTCTTGATATAAAGTATCCATAAGTTCAGGAAGAAAACCTCGTTTGTCAGTTCTAAACTGAGCGCCATTTGGCGTTATTGTTCTACCATCTAAGTCAGACAAATCAGACTTCTCGTGCAACATATTTTCTACATTCACACGATTAGGTTCAAACCCAACCATCGTTTCAGGTGAGATGTTGTACTGCATAATCAAATGTGGATATAGACTGTTTAAATCGAAACTACAAATCCAATCGTGAAAACCAACAACAGGGTCTTTCACATAGGCACCTTCATAACCATCAGATGTTTTAGATTCTTGCATGGCAGGTGGAACAATATTCTTTGAACGAAGATGATTATAAATGATTGTATCCCACACTCTTACTTGACCAAAGACATCTTGATAGTTTACCTTTGCTTCATAGGCCATAGTCAAATGCAAGGCAATCAATTGCATCTTATCTTCTAACTTGTCAACGAGTTCAACATCTTGTATATTATATTCTACAAATCGTTGATAATCGTTTTGATAAAATTCTTTGAAAGTATCATATGGATTATCTAACTTGTTTTGACCAAGTTCAACTTCGCCGATATGGTCAAGTTTGTAACTCTCTCGTCTAACGAAAGTATGTTTACGATACAAGTCAAGATAATCTAAAGTTGCAACGCCAAGTAAATCAAAATACTTTTCTTGTCTGTTATATCCTAATCCTAAAGTAGTACCTTCATTGACAATACCCCAAGGACTAAACTGTTGAATCCATTCTTCGCCCATGATGTTTCTAAAACGATTCATCAGATAAGGTATATCAAAGAACTTTACATTCCAACCAGTGATGATATCAGGATTGTATTCAACCCAAAACTTAGTAAACATTTCAATCAAATGTGTTTCGGTTGAGCAGTTAAAGTATTGAACATCTTCTCTGTCATTTACAAAGTTGCCCATGCCAAAGACAATAATCTTTTTAGATGTATGGTCTTTTACTGTAATACAGATTAAAGGTTCGGCCGCTTTGTCAGGACTAGGAAAACCATTCTCACTCTCACACTCAATATCGATTGAAAGTAATTTGATTTGCGATAAGTCCCAGTCAATTTTGCCAGAGAATTCATCAGCAATAAATGGATATTGATGTCTTGTGTTGCCAAAGTATTCAAAGTTTGTAACATTCTTGTATTCATTCACCCACTTTGTAGATTCAGGAATACTGTCAAACTTTATCTTTTCGACATTACGACCATCTAAAGTTTTATACTTTGTTTCTTTACCGACTGGAACAAACAGAGATGGTTTATAATTAATTCTG